TGTCACCATCTACAGAAATAAATCTTTCTGTTTCAGAAGCAGAAGCACAGGCTTTGTGTGCCGCATCAGAACCAAATACACCGTGTGTTCGTTTGGCCCATGGACATATATTTTTTAAATTGGCCCAATTTTCTTCCATGTTAGGTTCGTCAAAACTAATATAAAAAATGTCTATATCTGTTACGTCTATTATTTTATTACTCATATTTTCCACTCGTGTTTTTCTTCAATGGCGTATTGTGCCGCTTGAACATAGTCTTTATCTTCTTCAGATAACACTGACCAAAACTTGCTGATCTGCGTTGTTAAATTATACACTTCATTTGGATTTTTCAAATGATAATTTGTTTCCATCCAGTGCTGTAATGCATTCATTCTATCGTTAATTTTTTCTTTTAACATTATTCTATTTCTTTGTAGCAATAGTCATTATATACTCTTTTAGTCAAAACACAATGATTTTCTTTGTTTTTTGTTGAGTAATTTATAATCATTTCTTTATTTTTCAAAAGTTCTACTATTGGTAATGCTACAAATAATATTCTATTGTGCGGATCATTATCATAACACAATAAAAAATCTAAATGTGCAGTACCTTGTATATTTAAGTTCGCAAATTGTGTGTCATCTTTGATTCCATGTTTTTCTAACAAATAAGAACGGAATGCACTGTTTAATTTAATAGTGAGTTGACTTTGTTTTTTGTTATTTTCAACTAGTAAGTCTGGATTTTGTACATTTTTTGGAATTTTATACAATCGCTCGTCAATTGAATTAACCAGCATATTAATTCTTTTCTTTGCCAAATGAAATGTACCACTTTCAGTTCTATCAATGTAAAAATCTGCTGTGCTTAATTTACCTTCAATGAAATCTACTATTTTTTCATATTCAATTTCTATATAATGTTCAGATATATCGGGTTTATTTCTCATGATACCTTTGATATCTCTAGATTCAAAATCAAAAACTATGTATCTATATTCCAAGTTTCTTCTCCAATTTTATAATCATTTCATCAGTTAAAAAACTTTTTGTGTGATAATGAAATGGTAAAGTCTGTGTGTAATTACCAATAGTAAGTTCACAGTCTTTGCTAAAAAAACAACCTATGTGTTTGTTCCACTCTTCTGAATAACTTTTATTCCAGTTTTGTAATTTGGTTTTCATATGTACAAAAGTTGGATACTGTAAATTTTTATTGATAACTTCATTTTCAATTCCTAAAATTTTAATAGCCAGTGCATATATAACATCAGCACTGACCCAGTTCTGTCTTGGTGGATTTAAAAAATCTTCTTTGAACATGTTGTAATTTCTAAAAATGTATTCTACCAGTTTGAAAAATTCTTCAGTTAATGCACTGCCTCTTTTAAAGTGAAAAAATGCTGTGTATATATTTGGTAATTGATTTGCTAAAAAAGTTCTACGATAATGTAAATCTTGTATTAGTTCACCTCTATAAGTGTAAACACCACCAGGTGCAGTTAAATTGTTTTGACAAATTTTGTCCCACCAATGCCCAACGTCTTTAGTAAACAACATGTCAGCATCTAAAATCACAGTGTCGTCATACGGTGTAAAGTAATAATACTTCCATTTATTATGCACTTTCCAAGTTTCTAATTTGGCATCATCTTCCCATGGGATATCTATAATGTTATCAAAAACAATTTTATATTTTTCTGGTATTACAGTGTCTTTGTCAACAGCAATAGATAACTTTCTCACAGTTTTTTGACTTTGTGCAATACTCATGGCCAGTGCGTATGCCATTCGCACATAGTCATGATTACCGTTTTGTACTATTGCTAGGTATCCTTTAGATGACATTGTTTACCTCTATTATTTTATCTGCTAATCTATTGAGAGCAAATTTATTCATTATATGTACATTGGTGTTTTTCATTTTACAAGCCAAATATGTACCAGGTTGATCTGGTTTATCTAATAATAATTTAAAACTGTTTTTCTCTGGTATATCAATTAAATCATCTATGCTGTGTGAATGTTGTAAAAATGGTATTGGTAATTTTGATATAAATTTGTTTGATGTTTTACCATTGAACAAATGTACTGCTATTGAAAAAGCAAAGTCATTTCTAAACGTAGGATACTCAATATTGTAAACCAATCTATAGTAGTCCCAGTTGAGTTTTACATCTGTAACTATGTCAAAAAACAATTCAGTTTCTTTACTTTTTCTAAAAAAGAAAGCAGTAGCCCAATGGAAAATTGGTCCTTGATCAGAAATATATTTGAATTCATCATATGATCTAGTTGATAAAATATCTTTAGACGTTGAATTGATTTGTAAATCGTAATTTAAATCCCAACATTGATCTAGTAAATTATTACAAATCAAATAGTCAACGTCAATTACTAGTGTTTCATCGTAGGGTGTCAAGTGATAACATTCATGACGATTGATGTTGTAAAAAGTTTCAATGACATTGCTGTATCTTGTGTCTGAATATCTTTTGTTATTTTTAACCAATCTTCTTTTGACAACTAAAATATTATCAATAATTTTAGAAACTGTTTCTTCTGAATAGCTTTTGTACAACCATTCTTTTGTGCCTGTGTCTGTGATTAATGTGATATGATTATTTTTCATATTACTTTTAATCAAACAAGCATTTGCCAAAGCAATTTTGCCATAGTCTATGTGTCTGTTGTTGTGTGCGAATAGTAATATTCCACGTGACATGTTATTCAACCAATGCTTTTACTTTTCTTTTTTGTGCAAGTTCTTGATAACTTCTAAAATATTCATTTACTGATTCAAAATATCTTGAGTGCAGTTTTGTTTGAAAATCTTTTAAATCTGTTATTTCAATAGGTGTTTTGTTTGAATCAAGTACACACATTGATTCTTTACCATTAGTAATAAATGAATTCACAAATGAAATCAACGATTCGTTAATGTAAAATAACCCACCATTGTAGGCAAAGTTTAATTGTGCTTCACACTGGTCTTGCAGTTTTGCTTTTTGATTTGACAGTGTTTGTCTATAGTTTGCAAAAGACAGTGCATTTTCTAGTTTTTCATTACTCATAAAAAAAGCCCTTCTATTATATCTAATTATAACTGAAGGGCTTTATAATGTCAATACTTAATTTATAAATTATAAACTAGTTGTTGTAGTAAATGTTGGATTTGCAACTTGTACATAAGAGGCATTATCTGCCTTTGTAAATGTAATAGTTGAAGTTAAAGTACCATCTACGGAATCAGTACCTGTCCAGCCATCACCTTCGTTTGGAGCAGAACCTAATCCACCACCAGTGTAAGTACCAGTTTCAGCGGCATGATCATCATTAAAGTTAAGTGTAAATGTGATTGTGCCTGCACTGTCGTAACTTGCTGTACCTGTTAGATCGTTAGCGGCATAATCGCCTGATCCTACATCACTTGTAAGAAACGTTTGAGCTGAACCTGTTAGATCATGAAAACCAATTGCAGTACCACCAGCTGATGCTGTAGTATCATTTGGACCAAAGCTCACAGAACCAATACCTGAAAGTAGGTTAGTCCATGATGTGTTTTGATCTGTTGTTGATCCACCTGATCTTGAAAATGCCATAGTAATTCTTCCACCTGAGTTGAAGAAGTATCTAGCCGCGTTTGCTGATGCAAAAGCAACTGTGAATGCGTGTGTAACTGTGCCAGTCCATGCAGTTGTTCTTGTTGAAGTAACACCTGCTATACCTGTTGATAAGTTACCACCTGCGGCAGTTAATCTGTTTGTGTTGATTGTTGTAATATCAGTTCCCAAATTTGATAATGGTAATATGTTACCACCTGTTGAAACTGTGTTTGAAGCGTTGGTAATAGTTGAACCTTGATGGTTGGCCGCTGTCTGTAAACCAGATAGCAAAGAATTCCATTGTGCCGCTGTGATTGTTGCTCCTGCCGCCACTGTAGAAATCTCTGTTAAGCCATAACCACTGTCGCCTGAACCTGTACCAATCACTGTGTTGATATCACCGATGAATGAGTTATAGTCACTCGCGGTAATTGTATCACCTTGTTGATAAGCCATTTTATTTTACTCCTATTGCAATAGTTATTTTTTCGACTTCTTGAGAAGTTTTATTAGTTAGAGCCCTACCAATTATAGTTTTCCAACTATCCGTTGAGTCGGCACGAACAGCAACTCCTGGAATATCACTGCTGACCAACCTGTCACCTTTTGCTACTGGTCCTTTGACTAAACAAGGAACCCTTCCGGAAAACGCAACAAAAGGAAATTTTTCGTCATCTTGTTCTACGTCATTCATTCTAAATGCTGGCGCAGTTGAGATAACACCAAATACGTTTTCATCTGCTCTTTCGGCAGTTTTTGTAATTTCTTCAGCACCACCTAATGCAACTACCATACCAGGTTCCATTGAGATATCTGCATGATATCTTTCTGCAATATCACCATATTGTGCTGATGTAGATACACCATAAATTGTTGCGTATCTTTGTGTGTTTGAACCTAAATTAACTGATGCATTTGAGGATGGTCTAATATCACCAACATGATCTTGTGCTGTTGATTTTGTTAAAATTAAAATTGCATCACTATCATATGCTACTGATGAGTTTGATGCATCTTGTATGCCAAGTGCCTCATCAGCCAATGGTGCTGTTGCCGCCGGATCTAAGAAACCGTCTCTGATGTTTAAGCCTGCTTGGATTGAATTTGAACCTGCACCTGCTGTTGTTACAGAGAAGTTATTATAGATATCGTATTCTAATTTTGATGAATCTGCAATGTTGGCAGTTTGAGCACTGATATCAAATGATGCTGGAGAAAACAGTGCAACAACTTCTTCATTGCCTGCTCCATCTGTTGATACAACTGCTGTCACATCAACTTCTGCATTTGAGTTTGATGTAAATCCATTTTGTCTTGCCGTTGTTGCCCAAGAATTGTTTCCAATTTTTAGTGTTACTGCTGTGCTTCTTGTTTTTGATGAAGCCATTGCAGTTGAAACAAACGCAGTACCATTGTAAATTTTGAATGTATCACTTGCGGTGTCTAACCACATAGTACCTGCTGTTGGTGACGATGGCGCAGAACTGTCTACAGTTACCTGTATTCTATTCCATGTTGTATCGTAAACTTTTAAAATATTTTCTGTAGTGTCATACCATAATTGGCCTTCAAGAGGGGAAGTTGGATTAGATGTGTTGGCTTGATTTTCCAACATTTTAACCAAGTCTTCAGCAATTAATTCACCATAACCTGTGTAATTTTTACCAATTAGAGTAATGCCACCTACGACCTGAGTTGTACCCGGTGTAACTGTTGTTACCACAGATCCTCTACTGTTATTAATTGTGTATGACATTATACTTCTTTACTCCTAACTTTATTTATTAATATTAGCATATTACTACTGCATTTGCACCCGAATTGTGTAAATTATTTCAATTTGACGGTTTGTACTCTTTTGCACTGGGTGAAATATCACATGTGAAAGCATTAAACTCTGCTCAATGTCAATAGTTCCAGTACTGGTATTTTGATAGTACGCAAATAAACCAAGTTCATCAAATACATAACTTGAGTCATTTGTTGCATTATCAGTAGCATCTTGACCTGTGGGCTCGCCAAAGTCAAGTAAACATTTAACTTTTAAATCAGTATAAGCACCTGTTGATGCTATTACTTCAATATTGTTGTTTGGGTCACCACTTTGTACAGTTGTTGTAGACGATGGTTTAGCAACAACTTTGGAATACGTTCTGTTGTATAAATCTGCAGAAGTATCTTTTGAAGTACTTGTGTTAGTACTTTTGTACTTGATAGCACCCGTTGATAATACATCAGATCCACCATTACCAAAACCCATATGGTATATACCAGAATCGTTAAGTGTGTGATGTGACAGTGCTGAAGCAATCACAAACGCCATATTTCCATGATGAATAGCGTTTTTCTTGTCCACTAGCACTTCACCGGTAGTTTTGTCTGTAATCAGTATATGACCTTCAACCTTAACAGTGCCGGTTTCATTTGGTTTTTTGTTATTTTGTGTTTCTGACATTTTGTTATATTATCCTATAGTGTTATTTATTGTCAAGATTAAAATAGTATTTAACATCATTTTAGTAGAAATCATTCCAAATAGTACCATTGTACCCTTGGTGTTTATTGACTGTAGTATTATAAACCATCATTCCTGCTGTAGGACTGCTAATTGCATCACGTTGTGTTGTAGTCATACTTGCTACTTGTATTGCATTAGTAAAAGTTGCTAAACCGTCAGCTTTTATAGTGAATACTTCACTGTAAGTACCTGTATTAGTCAAACCCAAAACAAACTTACCTGTGTTGTCAGCACCATCTCTGACAGTACTGATCAAACCAATTGTTTCGTTGTTTGATGTGTCATCTTGAATTCTGAAAACAATAGCACCACCAAACCCGTCAGCCATGTCTGAAACTTTTTTACTCTGTATAGCCAATGCGTTTCTAGATTCGTTAGCATCAAATTCTCTAGTGAATTGTGATGTACCATACGGGTCTACTACATTTGTGCTTGTTGTAATTTTTTCTGTAGTTATTGCTGATATGTTTGCTGATGAAACATTTAGCAAACTGTTGTTGTTCAAATTGATATTTGCTGTAGCTAATACTTCACCTGTGCCTTGAGGATCAAGTGTGATATTGTTTGCACCAGTTGACACAATTGAATTTGTTTGTACATCCAAGTCGCCACCAAGTTGTGGAGTTGTGTCTTCGCTAACGTTTTCGATTGAAACTGCTCTGGCTCTTGTATCTGTGTAATATAAATTTGTGCCTTCTGCTAAATCTGTTGTTGTGTTGGCAGATAAATCTGTGGTATCAACATCAGTTGATACAATCCAACTTGCACCATTGTATTTTAAAATAGAATTTGTTGTAACACCAGTTGTGTCAACATCTGACAATTGATTGATTGTGTTACCACTGATGTTAGTTGTGTTTACATCTGCTTGAAGTTCAAATCTTGAATTTGCTGTTACATATTTTAATATGTCTCCGTTAGATGGAGATGTTGCAACAACGTCTGCTAAATCATTTATTGATGCTTGACCAATTCTGTTATCAACTCTTGCATCTGTAAAATATAAATTTGTTTGTTCTGGTATGTCTGCTGTTGATACTTGATTGGTACCTGTACCAAAATCTATGTGTGTATCGTTCACAGCATTTATGGCTATGTTTGATACGGCAATGTTTGCTACTCTTGTATCAACTCTAGTATCAGTATAATATAAATTTGTGCCTTCAATTAGATTTGTAGTTGTTTGATTTGCAAGAGTTACTCCCTCTGTGGAAGATAAATTTACAATTGAATTTGCTAATTCTAAAAAGTTTAAATCTAATTGCTCGTGTGTCAGCGGAGCACCTGTTATTTGGCCTGATGTAATAGCAGTAATACCATTAATTTGCGTTGTTACATTTGCCGATGTTGCTCGAAGTTTTATATTTGCTAGTGCCATATTGTTATTTATTCCTCACTAAAGTAACCAGTTAATCCTGATTGTGGTGTTGTGTAACCAGGCTCAACATAAGTTGTGTTGTATAAGTTAAAGTTACTAATTCCGCCTGCTCTGATAAAGATTGCTTGATCTGTTGGATCTAAAGTTGCTACATCCCAGAACGATCCAGCACTGTCCCATGATGTAGCATCCCAGGTTGCTTGTACAGTTTTATCAATTAATTCAGTTCCAGCAGGATCATGTGCTGACCATCTTGCTGATGATAATGCATCTGGTATAATGTGTTGTGAACTTGCAGATCTAACCACAGTGCTGTTTGCATGGTCTTGTATTGGTGTACCAAGCACACCTCTTCTGATTCCTGTTAGTGTGTTACCAGAAATACCAGTAAATTCTATTAGTTCTGATCCAACCCAAATTCTACTTGGATTATTAACATTTACAGTGCCGCCTGCAATTTTATTAACTGTTCCAATCACAATAGATGAATCATCTGGGTCTGTGATATCAATATCATCCCAAAGTACAGATGCATTAGCAACTGTGATTGTGTTTGAATTAGAATTAATTTCAGCAGATAGAGTTGTTTCAGCCGCTTTAGGCAATCTCATATATGTGGTTCTACCATCTTGACCATAAAAAATATTGAAAGCATATTGATCACCGTAACCGTGTGTTTCTGTTGTGTTACCGTCTTGATCAATATCAGCATAGTCTGGTGATGTTTGTTCATATGTGATCACAGTTAACGATAATGTTTCTTTAACTTTAGCAGGAACCATTTCTTCTGGATAATCTTCGTGTTGTGGTCTTACAAAACCAGCACCGTCAAATTGTACAGTGACTAAACTCCAATTACCTGCGTCATAATCAGTAGCAAAACTTGATGAAGCCACGTGATCATTTTGTGCAAAGTAAACATAGTCTTCAACTAAATCCCATCTGCTGTTTTGTAAAACAGTTTCTGAAGATAAATTTTTATGATTAACATTACATCTATAAAGTTGACTGTTGTGTAATACAAGGTCACCTACAGCATACGTGTTTGCCACGTTCCATGCAGAGAAATGTGATAAGTCATTGTATCTCACATAACTGTTTGATGTAATTTGTCCTGATGCATTTGTTGTAACTGTTGTTGTATAATTTGTGCCTGCTACCCAGCCGTTTTTTGACTGGAACAGTGAACGATAAATTGTTTGTACAACATCCGAATCCCAACCAATATCGTTATCATATCTGTGTTTGTCAATACCAACAGTGTTGCCTAATTCGTCAATTGTAAACGGTGTACCGTTTAATTCTAAATCTTTAAATGGAGCAATTATGTTATTAACCTGTTTTAAATATGCATCAACAGAATCTGCATTTGAAGTTATCAACGATGTCAGTTGTTCACCAAAATAATATTTTGCAACTCTTTCAATTGCTGATGAATCTGGAACTGTTGTCAACGATGTTCTAGTTTTTAATGCTTCAAGTTGTTCTGCTTGAGTACCACTTGATAATATTTCAATACTTTTAGTTATTCTGTCAAACACTAAATCAGTTTTTAAAGTTATTGATTGCTCGTCCATATCAACATTTGCTTCTTCAATTGCAGTTGATTTTTTAGACAAGAAGTTTAACAATTTGCCGTGATATGGTTTAACTTCATTTACATAACTTTCAACAAACTGGAATGTGTCTGGTCTGTAAGAAACTCTTTGTTGTAAACTGTTATCATTTTGTAACACATCAAAGTAACTGGTTTTAATAATCCAATCAATGTTAGTTTGCTCTGTGAAAATATAGTTTATACATTCAAATAACAATTCACTTAAACTCTGTTTGTATGATCCAGCTAACACTGTGTTGTATAAAACATTCATCAGTTGTCTAATTTCTGTTGCACCTGTGGTGCTGTTATAAAAGTCTGTGTTTAATGCTACTGTGCTGGTTTGATTTGCAATTCTAACTAATTCATAAGTTGCAGGGTCAATGCCTTGGTCGTCTAGTTGAATTGTTGCATTTGCTGAATGATACGATTGTGTTCCTGCACTAGTGTAACCAATTGTTGTTCCTGTACTTGGCGAGTTATAATCTGTGGTTCCAGTTCCTGCTGTGTTAAGATCAGTTGTTGATGCAACTGCAATGTTTCCTGCCAGGATACTTTCTCTGTCACCATAAATGTAAATAGCCCATTTAGAATTATTATCAATGTTAACTTTGATCACTTCGTTCTTTTTAAGAACACTTGTATCAATATCACTAGCAGTATCAACTACTCTGTTAATAATTATTGTGTTGTCATAACCAGGAATGAAATAATCAATTTTGTCATACAAGTTTGAAGTAGTTACAGTTGAATCCCAGTTTGGATATTCAATATCAAGATTGATATTTGCTAAAATTTCATTTGTTTTATATCTAAATACTCGTCTTGCTTCGCTATTGTTTTTAAACCACGATTGTCTAGGTCTAATACTGTTACCGTATCTTATATTTTCATGTAAATTAGTATCAGGCACTGCGTTACCTATTGCATCAATACCTGACAGTGAATCAGTGAATTTATTCCAAACGGTGTCAGGTACTAATTCATTTGGATCATTTTCTTTTAATAAAATCCATTGTTTGTGTATAGGATTGTCGTTGTCTTTGATTTTGTAATTTAATCTTAAAACACTGTTGTCAGTTGATATAAATCTTGCGACATTTGAAACCAATATACTTGATGCTGACACAGGTGCAAACCAACTTAAACCTTGTGATGTAGGATTTTTTAACAAACGTCCAACTGACAGTGCAGGTAACAATCTAAATTCTTTTTCAGGAGTAACAGTTCTGTTTTTGACCCAGAAATAATATACAGTAGTTGCAATACCTTGTTTGTCAGTTACAGTTTCTGTCACATATTCGGTTGTGCTTTTAACAGTGCCATCAAGTTCCCAATTGTCTGGTGTTGATGTACTTTTTACCCATTCGTATAAATCAACAGTTGAACCTGGGAATAATGATCCCCAGTTTTTTAATCTGTATTCTGTATCAAAATTTTCGTATTCAATATATCTTATAGTTGATGTGTCCCACCATAGTTGACCAACTTGGTTGTTACCCCATACGTATAAGTCATTTGCTGTATTGGCTGTGGAAGATGTGTTTGTTACAATAGCAGGATCTGTGTTTCTGATATATGAAATTTCTTGTATTGCAACACCTGGGTATATGTTTTTGACAGGATCAAACACATCTAAGTCAATTTCGTTTATGCCGTCATAGTCATTGTAAACTCTTGATCTGTCTACTAATTTAGAATTAATTTGAGTGCTTTGTTTTCTCAAAGTGTTATTGAACAGTGTTTGATCTGGTGTTGGTGCATCATAATCAACATCGGAATTAATAATCCAATAGTCACTGCTTATTGTGATATTTGCTGAAACATTTGAATTACTTGCCAATGTATCATATGCTGTTCTCACAGTAGCATTTGCAGTCATAGTCATTGTGTACCAAGAATTGTCACCGCCGTTGTCTAAGAAAATTTTATCACCTTCAACAAATGTTATGTCTGAACAAACATTTGATACAAAATCATTTACTGTGGCTGATAGATTCGCACCCACATTGCTTTGATCAACTCCGTTATTTCTTGATGCAAGTCTTACATCTTTCCAAGTATATAAACTGTAGTTGCCACCTGATAAATCATTTGCTGTCACAGTGGTAGCACTGCCATCAAGTTCAGAAATATTATACAATGCTTTTTTGTAATTAACTGTCACAGTTACATTACCTGTTGTTACGTTTGTTGATGATAAATTTATTGCTAATTCTACATTTGATCTATCTGTGATATTTGAATCAAATGTTGTCACTGTAGAATTTGCTGACAAGCTCTGATTTGTAAAAATATTTGTGTATGGTGTAGTTGATGATGAACCTGCTGGTCTATGACCTAATTGAATTGTTGATGTAGTGCTCGAGTCAAATGCTTCGTTAACTGTGATAACAACATTTGAAATTGAGTTTGATTTTAATAAAGGATCTGAAAACGGAATGACATTTTCACCTGAAGATAAATCTATATCAGTAAATAATACAGTATCTTTGATTGCAATTTCAATATCAGTTTCTCCTCTAAACTGTTTTCTATAACCTGAACCTGGTGCAGTTACGTATGCTCCAGTAATCACGCCACCTGATACAATTAAATTTGCTTGAGCAGGGTTATCGCCTGAAACTATAAACGAAGGAGACTGATAACCACTGCCTCCGCTGTTGATTTTTAAATTCTTTATACCGCCAAATGTTGCATCACCATATGTTGCTGGATTTGTTACAGTAATTGTGTTTACAATCAAATCAACACCGCTGATTGAATAACAATCATTTACAGTTGATGTAGTACTGTTTAAGTCTACAATACTAATTTTGTTGTTAGCACTGTCAATTCCGTTTATTTCAAATTTTGCCTGAACACTTTCAGTGAATGTTAACACAGCATCTGTGCCTGCTGTACTATCAATAACAGTTCCGCCTACTGTGTCTGGGAATAAGTTATTAAGTGTGCTTACAGACTGATTACCAATTTTTGTAGCAGTTATGTTGACACTACCAATTTGTCCACTCTTTGATGTAGCAATACTGATTGTGGCTGTTCCGTTACCGGTTGATAATGATTGATAATCAGATGAAACAACAGAGATAGTATCGGTGGTTAATGTGTTTTTAATATTGGCACCGATAGCAGGATTTGTTGAAGCATCTGTAAATGTTACAATGTCACCGCTTACACCTACACTGGCGATAATACCAATTAAATGATAATCTACTCCAAGTGTGTTTGCTGGAGCCCAACTACCTATAACAATATTTTCGCCTACTAGATGATCTACACCACCAGTAGCACTAATTGAATTAACTTCGTTAAATGTAGAAGCAACAGAACCCAATGTTATTGTGAGATTGCCATTTGGTGATGCTAGTTGAATTGTATCACCAACTTGATAATTTTGACCTGTGTTGACAATAGTTGGTGTTGTTGTGATTGTGTTGGCTGTTAATTGACTGCCTAATGTAAGATTTGATAAAGTGTGTCCTGTACCAAATGATGGTTCTATGTTTTTATTTGTAACTGTGCCTCTCAGTCTAACAACTGCATTTAATCCGGCTGAATCATTGTCACCTGTTAATATTCTGATGTCACCTGGTTCAGCATAAAAATTACTACCACCCGATACAACATCAATATTAGTTATTGCACCGTTAGAATCAATTGTTGTTACATTACCTATAGCAGAACTTCCACCTGCACCACTCACTGTAACAGTGTCGCCTACTGAATAACCAGAGCCACCAACTAAGATTACCATCTCTGCCACTTTGTCAAACACTTCGTCAACAACAATGTCGGCACCTGAACCACCAATATTTGCAAAATCAAATGTTTTACTCACTGATTGATCTGCTAAATTTAAAGTTAAAATTTTGTTACCATATGTAGTTGTTATACTTGATGTGGCTGATGCTGGTTTTGGTAAAACCAATTCAACTGAATCACCATGATCAGTTAATAGTTTAGTTGCTTCTGAAAGTGTAACTGTGAATGGTTCGGTTGATGTAACATTTTCAATTTGTTGTGCAATTGGTGTATATCTATAAACATTCCAATCATTGTTAGTATCTTTGGCTACCCAAACTAAATGTCCATTGTTTATTGTAATTGAACTATAATTGTTTGAGTAATAATTTTGTAAATCTGTTTTTGTAAATGCTTGACCATTTACATCATTGTAATGCACATATCCTGCTGTTGGCATTTCAAACTGTTCAGATCTTGATGCAAACAGATTTTCTTTTGTTTGATCACCGTGTGGTTTTTTAACCCATCTTGTGTTGTCATCAACATCAATTGTAATAATATTATCAGTATCAATATCAGTTGTAACTACATTGTCTTTTTTAGGTAAAAATTGTATAATTTGTGGATTGGTTTTAATCTCTTCATGGCCTAAATTAACTTCAATTGATTGATTAATTGCACTACCACCAAAGTCTGCTAATTTGATTGCATAGTATTCGTAGATAGATATATCTTGATTATCTAAAACTTTATCACTACGTAACAATCTATCAATTGCATTTTGTGAACCTTTTTGTTTGATAAAGCCTTGATAGAATCTAACTTGGTTTTCATCAATAATTTCTAAATTGTCTAAATGATCTCTTGACTGATATCCTATTGTGTGTAAGCCTGCTTTGTTGAGATCTTCGTTGTTGGTTGTAGTGTCCACATCAAGATACGTTTGTATATCTTTAGCAGAAGTATCAAAGTTACTGACAATACCTGTGTTAGTAATCAAATGACCATTTGCTTCTAACTTACCAAGCCAGTCAGTTGTTCTTAACACTGTTTGTTTTAGTCTTGGTTGTCTTAATGCAAGTATTGGATCGTATATGACATCACCAAATGATGTCACATTGTCAAATATAGTCACATGTTCAATTTCTCTTGTGAATAATTTTACAAAATAAATTGGAGTGTTGTCATCAACAGTGATTGAAATTTTTCTTCCGTCTCTAATTACAGTTGTATTTGCTGTTTCAATTGGAAATCCACCTCTATCTAAAATAGCATAACTGTCTCCAATTTGATCTTCAACATTTGCTACAATACCGCTAGTGGGTTCAAATGATACTTCATTTGCTAAAGGAGACAGAGTTATGATTGAACCTGCTTCCCAATCTCCTAAACTCCAGAATAAAAATTCTTTTGCTGAATATAACCAATTATATGTTTCTCTAATTCTGTTATTTTGTGTGTCAAATATCCAACCTTGGTCTTCAAGATACCTACCCCAGTTGATTAAGAAATCAAATAGATCTTGAATTGAATCAAATTCAGTACCGTATTCAAAATTTTGTAATTTATTTCTTACAACATTTCTATAATAAGTTACAGCCGCACCGCCTTCCATTGGTATCTGTGCAACTGATTGAAAATTATTAGGATCAAAATTACTGCTGGTAGTGTGTGCTTTTGTGGTTTTATAAACTTGCCCTTCAAATTTGATATACTGACCAACACTTAAAGTTGTACCTGTGGAGAATGGTGGTGTATCAACTGGCTTACCCCCAACTGAAACAGGTGCTGACGATCCATTTTTGTCACTGACTGTTGTAGTAAAATAATTTGCACCAGCATCGTAACCATGCACTTTATAACCAGTTAACGTTTTTTCAACAATAACTCCTGAATATGCTTTTTTACCTAAGCCTTGTCCTTGGTGAACAAACGAAACAACATTGGTTTCTGGTAAAAAGATACTTGATGTTAGTGAATCAGGTGAGTATGCTTCAGACTGTACTTTTAAAGAATCAAAGTCAATATACGATGCTTGTTTGATACCTAGTTGTGGTTGTACATTTCTAATTCTACCGCCGTATAGTGTGCTTATGTCTTTGGTTTCGTTTAGCAGTCTTTCTGAAACATAATGATTGTAACCGTAACCAATAACTACTTCGTTTGTATTGGTTAATTCGCGATGAACATAAACATTGTTGTTTGTACGTTTACTGCTGTTGCTTGAATATATTTGTTTTGGATTTGCTTCTGCTGTTGAAACATTTAAAGTATCAAACATTGCTTCACAAAATTCTGCTGGTTTTAAAACTAACAGTGTTTTTGTAAATGCAAAATTGTATGAACTGTTAATCATAAAAGCCAACTCTGCAGGTGATATATCTCCTAACTTCCAATCTTTTTTGGCTTCAATTGATGTTGGTTCTGTAGTTATCAATCCAATATCTTTAGGAGATTTTATATTACCTTGTAAATCAACTGGCACATAGTTTGAAAAATTATCATGTCTATAAGGATTATTTTTATCAGTGTAAGTGTTGTCAACAAAATTTGCTCTTTTGCCTAATCTAATAATTCCTTTTTCAATATCATTTAACAGTGTTTTTCTTTTGTCTACATTTACCCATGAATATGTTGAATCCCACCACGTTGGTTTGATAGAAAAGCCTAACATTTCCCATGGATGTGAATCTGGTCTATGTGTTCCGTAAAACTTTTTGTATATGCCTCTCCAGTGACCCGGTGTTGGGTCATCTGATATGTTAGTAACAGAACTGTAGTTCCAAGTTTTCCAATCACTTGAATCATAAGTGCTGTTTACTCGCATTTCAACTAGATTTTGTATTCCCCAATCATATGCTCTGTTTCTTATTGCTTGTACATATTCTTCATAACTGTAATCTTTTTTGTTAAAGTAATTGCCAATTACAGTTTGGTATGCCATTGAAGGCACATAATCTGGGTCAATAAATTTAGTTTCAATACCATTATAAATTCTTTTTTCAAGTTCTATTAATGCTGTATCTCTATAATCATTATATTTTAAAGTTAGCGAACCATCATGTCCTTGTGTGAATCTTTGTGTGCCACTGCTGTAATTTGAATCAATAATTGTTTGTGGTACATATGACTGTGCAATTCCTAATTTGGCTGGTGTAGCCGGAATCCAAACTGGTTGTTTTGTTTCAAAGTAATCAACATAAACAGTATCTCCAATGATTGGTTTGCCAGGGCCTATAAAAACAATTTTTGTGCCGTCCGCATTGTCTATAACATAATCAACATTCATTAAAAGTAAAACATCATTTTTATAAACATATAATGATTTTTTATCTTTGTCTGTTAGTGGGTTATAAGTGATATCAATTTCAAGACCAGGTGCACCAACTAACTGTTGTGACAATGTTGCGTTTTGTACAAATGATAATGTTGAACCAAAACTTTGTGTCCATGTTTTATTTGATGCTGTAATTGGATATGTTGTTCTAGAACCTGTTTCACCATATGAAAGCATCATACTGTATGCCCAGTTATCAGTTGATTTTTTGTTTACATTTATTATTTTTAAAGCCTCATCAACTATTTGTTTACCAGACCATGAATTAATGTCATTGTCTCTGTTTACTTTTTCTAATGTTTTTAAAAATTTATTTTTAAATCTAACATATTCAGATTGTGAAAATTTAATTGCTTTTGCAATGTCTAAATCATCATTATTGACATGAGTCATAAACTTTAATAATGGAGCATTGTGTTGTAAAATATGTTCACACAATGATACATTTTTTTCAGTATCTCTGTATGAGTTATTACCTAATGCAAGTCCTACTATGTCATTTTGATTTTGTATACCAGATGAAAAATGATTAAGTAAATTGCTGTAACTGTAACTAGTAACATCGTTGTTTGATGCATTATTAGACAAGTTTTTTGGTATTTCGTAGTATGCTCTTGATAACACTGTGTCAACATCGTTAGTATGAAATTTAATCAATAAGTGTTTGTGATTTTCAAGATCATTTGTGAATTTAATATATTTTCCTAAACGAATTTCATAATCTGTGTTTAATATTTTTAATTGGTTGTCAACATATACTTCTACACTGTTGTCGTTTGCTATTACAACATCTAAATCAAAATTATTTTTAATTGAATATTCATCAGTTTCAAATTCTTGAATTAGTTTCTGATTGGATTTATCTTCAACAGCTCTCCATTCGTTATAATAATTTGTTTCAGTTTTGTCAGCAATAGTTGTATATTGATTATCAATTATATTAATTTTACCACCCATGCCAGCATGATTATGACAGTAGTAATACAACGTGTCTGGAGTTGATGCTGTAGGTATGATTTCTAAATATCTTGTTTTAGCTGAATTAAATGAATTTGATTTAAACACAAGTTCAGTAACTTCTACGTCATCAAGATAATATTTTATGCCAGTGCTATATGTTGATCCAGAATTGTGTGTTCCATCATTTACAGAACTAAACAAAAATGGATGATATGTTTGAGTATACCCATTATTAGAAAATGATGAATCATCAAGTATAAATCTGTAAGTGTTATTTTTTTGAAAAATAACTGTCTGTTGTTTTACATTGTTAATGTAAAATCTATTACCAGAAACTGTAAATGCAGGATTAACAGCAACATCTAATTCCACAGTATCATTTAAAATATTTTTATAATCGTATTGCTTGTAATATTTAAAACCAGTTAATGCTGTTTCAGAATTTAAAAAGTTTTCAAATTCATAATTGCTTATTGAATTGTATAAAGAATAATGTGGTGAAAAACCTAAAACATCATCAACAGCACCAGTGCCAACCTTGTAACCAAATATTTTGTTTCCAGCAAAACTACTATTAGGATATTGAACCAAATCGTCAAGTGCTTTACTACTGCTATCATATAATGCAAACAACGGAGCCTGATTTAATCCTTGTTTTTGCTGTGCTAGATCCCAAGCATAACCAGTCCAATAGTATTCTTTACCAGCATTTGCTAAACCTAATTTTACAGTCACTTTACTGTAGTCTTGAACTGTAATACCAGAAACTTTTGTTAATAATATTGATGAACCAACACCTGATACTTCCCAGATTGAACTTGATACATCAAAGTCTGCTCCAGTGATATCCCATCCAACATCACTAGTTCCGTCAAGATCAATATCATGATCCCATGGGTAACTATCACCAGACCATTCAGTTAATGTTGTTTGAAAATTTGTATTAACAAATAGTATTTTCATGCCATTAAGCAAATCAATATCGTCAACTCTATAATTTGCTTGACCATTTATACTGTCAACTGTGTCTGACACTGCCAACACATCCACTGTGTAAACATGATCTTCACCATAATCAAATAATCTTATATCTTTTTCAAATTCAAGAATAGGACGTTTTCCTTTTCTGTTAACATCTAATTGAAATACTCCTGCTTGAAACTCTGTTGTACTATCCCAATAACCATCGTCCCAGCCACTAATTACTGATGTAACACTGTCCCACGGATGAAATACAGTAACTTCTTCTTGAAAGTCTTTGTATGCTGTAATTACATCTTTGTGTACCCATCCGTTAGTTCGAGACCAAGGGTTTTTATCTTTTGATCCTCTTGCTATTGTGATATAGTCTGGATTTTCAATTGCAGGTACTGTGTCATACCTTGTGGAGTCCCAACCTTCTGTAGTTGATGATGTACCTTGTGTATTTGACGGATCCCATGGCAGAAATTTTTCATCTAAAAATAATTCTGTTTCACTACTAGTTTCAACAAAAAATATTCCATTTTTGCTTTTGATCCCTTCTATAAAATATTTTTTGTCTTGATAATTTGAATTTGTTAATGATGCAGATGAAAATTCAATTAATAATCCAGACGTAAATGCTATACCATTTGGTGATGTATAATTTTTTAAACCAACAATATCATCTGGATCTATTTTATAAGTAACTGAAATATTATCACCAGCATTTAAAACAATACTGCTAGAAGAAAAATCTAAAGTTAACCCTGTTGTTTGATAATCAACTGTAGCAACACTATTGACTTGAACCGTATCATGGGCACCAATTGGATATGATAAAGTAAAAGTTGTTTGATTTGCGGCAACTATAAATTGTTCAGTTTTACCTGCAACAACAACAGTTGGTACACCTGAATCAAGACTTGGATACCAATAGTAGTTTTCATAGTTTAAAAATTTATCATAATCAATTGGCGGACCGTATGAATAATAGTTTTGACCAAATAATCTATTTTGATTATTAGTTTTACCATTTTCATGAGTTATATAGTCAAGAGCTTCAGTAAAGAAAACTGTGTCAATTGTTTGTAAGTTTGCAGGATCTTTTAATACTGCTGTAGTTTCTAATTGATAATTTTGTCTAGAATTGTTTTTTTCTATTTTGTAATTGTCTTTGAATGGGTTATAATATGTACCATATTTTCTACCAATCCACTCAGTGACTTTTTCATTTTGAGCTTTAGAAAATACTTGTTCTACTGTGCCATCAAAAAAGTTTTTTAATTTTGCAGTTTGTAAAAACTCAGGTAATTTTGTGCTTACTTTATCAGCCATTAAAATTAACTCCCGCTACCTACACCGGTGTAAGATGGATTTAAGCTGTTGCCGGTTAATCCGGTAATTATTTCAACATCATTAACAGAAGCAGTTGAAAAGAATAATTCATTTAGTTCTGCTCTTACTTGAAATAAGTTACCAAATTTTGATTCGCTATCTCTTGGCACAATGACCACTGACGAAATTTGTGAAGACAGCTGGTTGTGTATATACGTTGCTAGTTCAGTAAAGAAAAATGTATCACCAAAATCCCAATTACCAATTGCAAAATAATTATTGATAGCATTTATAACACTTGTTTTAATTTGATTATCTGTAAATGTTGCACCAGGAATTTTTACAATTCTAAATGATGCTTGATTAGCCACATTTGCAGTTGAACCAAACAACAACTTAAATTTAGCTGGAGAATAAACTATTTGATCACCAATAGTTTTATATTTTTCTAATTCTAATAATGAAGATTTTAATTCAGTTGATGTTGGTTGTAAAGGTAATTCAGATAATGTTTTACCTGCTTTAAACCAGTTTTGTACATCAATATAATATGCTGTTTGTAAAATAATCATTTCAATTATGTTTGATACACTTGGATCAACACGTTGTGATCTTGGTGCTGAATGTTTGTGCTGAAAATAAAACGGTTCGTTTGTATTTGCTGTTCTTCCAATATATGCTTTGTAAATAGTATCACCATTTACTCCATATCTTTTTGTATAAGAATTTGTAGTACCATTTGTTAATTTTGTATTGTTAAAATAAAACTGTTCATCAGTTGTTAAAAATTCTAATCCTGTGCCTGTTAATACACTCACAACTGATACATCATGATTGATTTTGTAATAAGTGTAATTGTCATAATCGGTGTAACTGTTAAAAAATACATAGTGTGAATCATCAAGCAATCGTTCATGACCCAATGGATTATCAGGCATGCCATCATTGTCAGAATCTAAATTAGCAATTTTAACTTTTTTAGTATCAATGTATCCATCTTGTTCAACAAATTCTTCTACCAGTTCAAATGTTACAGGATTTTTTAACTGTGTAGTACTTGACGGATTAGACAGTATTGTGTTGTCTTTGTTTATGTCCAGTATTTTAATTGTATCTTTAATTGCTTGACCTGTTTGTGTACTAATATTTTTGTATTTGTCAACATAATAAAATCTTACTTCTTCGGCACTTTCAAAAACATATTCTAAGCCTCTAATTGTGAAAACATATTTTGCACTTGCACCTGTACTTGATGCAGGCACATAAGATGCTCTTAGTAACCATGATGCATCTTGACCTAATGAATTATAGCCCCCAAATGTGTCATGGTATTGTACTGAAAAATCAGACGATGCATCAATAAAGTCTTCGTTTATAACATACCAGTTATTTTCATTTAACGAAGGGTCTCTGAAATGATAACCAATGCCAAAGTCTAGACCTGATTCCATTTGTGCTTGTATTGATGCTTTTTCATTCAATGACAATGCTGTCCTAAATGCTGGTAATATTGTTCTTACTTTTAAACCAGCAGTGATTGACTCATCAAGTGTGATAGAACCTGATGTTTCACTGTTAAGAATAGAACCATCGTTTGTTATACTAACAACTGTAGACCATTTAATAACAGTAGGGTTTGTATAACTGTCAACAAATTCTAATTTTGCACCTGGTCTAATAAATGCTAATTTGTCATTGCCGGAGTATGGATTGTTAAACACAGTAATCAACTGAGCTGTGTTTGGTTTGCCTGTTACTAGTATTGGTGCATTACCAATGTAAAAGAATCCGTTATTTGATGCTCCGCTAACCGGATATGGTTGCCAAGCAACTTGGTTAACTGATATTAAATCCATTTCAAATTGTTTATCAGAGTTACCTAAATTTGTGTAATTGGTTTCAACTGCTGTTTTGTAAGTGTCAAAATAAAAGTTTTTTAATTGTGATTTTTTTAATAAAGATTCTAACACATTGTCAACAATGTAAGTGTAACTAGAACTATCAGAAACTATTCCTGTAATATCTTCTGTGTCTAAATTGAAGTTTGGATTTTTATACAAGATGCCATCTTCGCCAAACACGTTTAAACTTTTTACTGTGCCTGTTGGATCGTTTGTGTCTAAATATCTTGAATGACCAATGTGCGTTCTATTGATTGTTTTAATCTTTTGAATAGTTTGCGATTGTGTTAAAGGAAAAATAGCATAATCTTCTGCATTAACCATTCTGTCTTGTGTATAGAACGCCACTGATGCATTGTTCTTAATGTTTGTATTAGTTTCAGTGTCAGAAGAATTGTTGACTGTGTAAGTTAGTGTTAAACTTAATGTTGCCACATATTCTTGACCTGCTTTATTCAAATAAGTTACATTAATTTCTTGATTTTGAATTCTGTTTGCTCTTAGTATTTGACCTTTGCCTGAGCTTCTTCTGTACCAAAATCTAAAGTTGCCTTTGGGTGCTGTACCAAAATTACCATCAGCAAATAAAATTTTAACTTTGTCATTGTTTTCTGATTGCACGTTAAAAACATTTCTTTCTGCCAGAGCCAATGAATTGTAAATTGCATTTTGACCAAATAATGAAGGAATTTTTTTCCATTTTTCTAATGGTACACCTGATGCATTAACTTTTTGTACCCAAACATCTAAATCGTTGACATTTGATTTGTTAATAGAAACTGTTCTGTTAGGCAATGGTGTTGAAAAGAATTGATCTTCATATTCCATTTCACCTTCTTTGAAATATACAAAGAAACCAGTGTCTGTTGAACCAAACCCTTGGTTGTCATTTCTGTATATCATAGTGAACGCATCTGTTTGGTCTGGGGATCTTTCTTCTAAGTAACCATCAGTGTTGATTTGTGATTTAACAACTTCAATTTTTGTGTTGATACCATCTACTTTTGCTGAAAAAGGTTTTACCACACTGGTATCAGTTTGAGAATTAACGTTGTAAATTTCTGTGTTGATGCCACCAACAATGCCTTTTGATGACGGATTACCAAATTGGTTTGTAGAAACAAATAAAGAGTTTGCTATAGTTAACCATTGGTCGTACCAGTCAGCATTAGTTGGATCATTCCAATTGATTGTTAAATTTGACAAGTTGTTTCCGTTTGAATCTTCAATTGGTTCTGTTGTTGAAATTTTTGTAAGTTTTAAAATGCCTCTTGCAGGTACATTTCTTTTTATTCTGTAGTTGATTAGTTTTGCTAATCTTATAATTGAATCTCTTCTTTCTGCTGTGTCTAAGAAATTTTCTCTTGAGTTTAAATCTGTTCTGAATGCAATACTTTGACCTAGGTATGCAAGTAAATCTATGATAGCAATAAATTCACTTGATTGAATATAGTCATTAAAATCTTCAGGATAGTTAACTGAAATGTAATTAAGCATAGTTGATCTGATTGAATCATAATCATATGCTGTAAAGTTTGCTTGTGAAAAACTTCTGTAAACTGTTCTCCATTCTTCTGCGGCAAATAAATTGTTTTGTCTTACTATCTGACTCATTATAATGTTTCTCTTTCAAATTCTAATTGCATTGTTGCTTGTTTGTTAAATGGTAAAACATTAATGCTGATATCAACTCTAATTCCGTTACCAAATGAATCAAGATTAATATCTAATAATTCACATCTTGGATCTGTGTTTATGATTCTTGAACAATCTTCTATCAAATCTTCTTTGACACTTTCATCAAGTGGTTCGTACAGCAAGTCCCAGATAATTGAACCAAACTCTGGCTCCATTACTCTTTCACCTTTTCTTGTATAAAAATGATTGATTAGATCTTGCTTGACCACGTCAATATCATATAGCATATTACTCTTGTTGCTAGAAAGTGTTGAAAAGCCCTTGTATATTTGGGCTGTACCTGTATTTTCACTGCTGTTTGCAGTTGAAGTGATCTGCGATGTTGAACTAGAATATACCATGTTTTTCCTTGCAAATATTTATTGTTGTCTTTATATGCTAACTTAACTATTTACTTGACTTGGCATAATAAATAAGTTATTAACATATTAACATATACTATTTAACCAATGAAAAAACTTGATACATTTTCAGCAGAAGACAGAGTAGAAATACTACTTCAAAATGACGATATACATTATCTCAATGGAGAAATCTGCGAAGAAAATATTTCAAAAACAATCAAATGGATTCTTGCTTGTAACATCAATAAAAAGCCAAAAAAAACTCTAAAATTATATGTCAACACAATTGGCGGTGACTTATATGAAACATTTGCATTAGTAGATGTAATGAGAAACAGTTATCATCATATATCCACTATTGGCATCGGTGCTGTAATGAGTGCTGGTATTTTGATTTTTGCTAGTGGCAAACAAGGTGAAAGATACATTGGTAAAAACACTGGTATAATGAATCATCAACATTCTGATGCAATGGAATCTAAAATGCACGATATGAGAGCACAAATGAAAGAAAATGTAAACTGTGAGCAAAGATCAATGCAAATCCTAAGAGATGCTACAGGATATCCATTAGCAGAAGTACGTAAAAAATTTAACAATCCTTCAGACCAATATTTCACAGCCAAACAAATGGTTGACTTAAAACTAGCAGATCATATACTATAAATGTATGAGTGCTAATTTAAAAAACTTTGCTTCTGGCAAAAACTGGTGGTACATGGAAAAAGCCACCGCAGACAAACTACTTGATGCAATCACAGACTATTACAATGACAAATTGTCCAAAAATGTGGATGTCTTATTTGAACCAGAAGATATAAGCCTTTACACAGCCGAAATCAAACAGGAACTTATGAAAACTGCTCCATTATTTTTTAAAAATATTGGAATAAAGTTGGAAGATTCTAAAATTGGCTAAAAAACTTGGATTTATTGGTTGACTTTTCTTACAACCTGTAGTAATATATTATTATATGTTTAACTTACTTAAAAACCTACTAGGAGGTAAAAAGAAAATGGCAAGAACTAAACAATATGTAGTATACACAAGAGAATTTGCTAAAGGCAGAGTCTCAAACAAAGTTGGTGTGTTTATGGATGAAGCAAAAAACACACTTGATAACACTGGTTCTATTAACGGTGGTGTTATTAAATTTAAAAACCTAAAGATGTCTAGAAAAACTCCAACAACGGAACTAGTATCAAAAGGTTATGACTTCAATGTAAGAGTAATTGGTTCTGGTAACTACGAAGTTGCTAAACAAATCAAAAACTCTGTAATTGAGTTACTTGCTGATACAGGTAAAACTGTAATCAACGCAAACGCATAATAATAACAATATTATTATAAAACTTAAAAGGGCGGTAAAATATCGCCCTTTTTTTTATTTGGTAAATAATGACGAGTTAAGAGTAATAAGACAAGACGCAGTAGAATTAACAACTCCCGCCCTAATTTTAGATACAAACTTCCTCAAATATTAACAAATACTAAAACTAAAGAAAGAACAACATGAGTCAACAAGGAAAAGTAAAATGGTTCAATGCCACTAAAGGCTTTGGATTTATTGCGTGTGAAGATAAAGATGTTTTCGTACACATTTCAGCAGTTGAGGCCGCAGGCTTAAGACAGTTGAATGAAGGCGACGAAATTACGTTTGACACACAAGATGGACCTAAAGGTCCAAGTGCTGTGAATTTATCATTAGCGTAATTAAAAATAAAATAGAGGCGGTGGCAACATCGCCTTTTTTTATGAAAATTTTATCAACATCAATAAAATTGCATTTAAATTAAATGATGTGTTAATTAAATTATCCACAATTTAAATAAAATTGAACAAATAAAGTCTTGCTTTTATCCACTTAATATGTTAGATTAAGCACAACTTTAAAACAGTTAGGAGGTCCTTATTATGGATATTATTAACAAAGTAAAATCATGGGCGTCAGCATTAGCAGATGTCGGTGTATCATTAATAGCACTTGGGATTGTTCTTGAAGTGTTATTCAGCGGCCAAGGTATTCCGTTTTGGTCAAGCATTTCTGTAATTGGAAATGTGCAGGCAATACTATCAGGATTTAGTGATCAAGGATTACTAGGCTTGGTGGCTGTTTGGATTTTATATCACATATATAAGTCTAAATAATCTTAGACCTCAAAGATCTTTGAATAAAAAGAGCGGTAGAAATATCGCTCTTTTTTTATGACTGATTAGTTGTACTTTTGCTTTCGTGATCTAAATAAGGTTCTCTAGTTGGGAATCTAGTAGTAATAGACCCTCGTTGTGATTCTGTTTCTCTTGGTGAGTTAACTGCTGAACCTGTTCTATTTTCTAAAATGTTTGTGTATAACAGATTGCCATCAGCATCTGTTAAAAATGAAATTCCTGATATTGGCGTTAATAACAATGCATCAAAGCCTGCAGAATTCATATCAATTCTGCCTGCACCACCGGCCGCAGTTTCTCTATGACCAATACCACTATTGATATGTGATGTACCAAGTTGTGTTAGTTTTAAATCTAAACCTGAGTATATGTTTGTGTTGTTGTTTGTTGTTAAACTAATATCGTCATCTGACTTTATTTTAGTTTCACCGGCAACATCAATATGTAAATTACCTTTTATATCTCCTAAATCTCTAGTGGATTTAGGTTGAGTGTAATTGCCTGCTGAATCAGTATCAAGTGTATAATTGGCTTTTATATTAATATTTCTACCTGCTTCAAAGTTAATATCTCTATCTGCTCTCACATTAATATCTTTTTCAGTTCTCATTGATATTGAATCTGCACCCCATATTTCAATTTTACCTTGATTTGTTATTTCAACCCAACCAGTTGCTGTGCTGTTAGTCACGTAAACTGTGTTGTTTGTGTCATCCAATAATATCTGTGAACCATTTAATGTTCTTAATCTAATGTGTTTTTGATTAGCATCGTCCATTACAAACTGATGCCCACCGGGTGTTAAAATACCAAAAACTTGACTTGGTGATTCTCTTCTAGCAGATGAATCACTAAGACCTCTAATTTCATCATTTTCTAAACCTTGATTTATTAAACCTTGATAATGAGGACCATGGGCAGGTCGTTTGGCTTTATCAATGGGCTCGCCTCTGGCTGTGTGAGCTTCTATGTCAAATATGTTTGCTAGTTGTGATTCATCACCTAATCTGTTTACTTCTGCTAACGGCACAATAGGTGATTTTTCACCAAATGTTTTACCTTTGGCAATACCTGGTACCATATGATTGATGCCTGGTTGAAACAAACAACCAATACATACACCATAGTTACTATTACCATTGACAAATGCAACTGCAACCAAATTACCAATTGATGGTGGAACCATCCACATACCATATGATGTTTGTGTGCCTGCATATGTGTCTTCTAGTTCTCCTTTTCTTAAACCACTAGTACTGGTAGCACCTGCAAACGGAGAAGTCCAAATTACTGTTTTCCAACTTGTTTTGTCAGTTCTTGGTGTGTTTGAACCTATGATATGTACTTGCATTCTGCCCATTCTGGCTAAATCAGTCACACTCATCACTTCTGCTATTTTTATAACACCATAATCAATTGATTTACTATTGCCATCTCTACGAGATTTGTAATTGCTTGATGAAGATTGTGTTTTTTTTGACATTTATTATTGGTCTCCTACTTTAACACCTCGTTGATTTACAACAAAACTTAAATCAGTTAATACATCTCTTTGTAGGTGCAGTCTTTGTGTAAATTGTCCACCTTCAAATCTATGTTCTATTTTATAGATTCTATATATGCCTGTCAAGATTTCATCCCGCCTTTCGCTTACTGGTGGAATCATTCCAGAACCAGGATCAACTTCTTCTGGATACATTGATTGAAACAGTATCATATTTTCATATTTTGGATCAGCAGATACACCTAAATTTTGTAGTATTTTTTCTAAAGTATCAATTTCAGGTCTTGGTAACCAATATGGATCACCTATGATATCCATAGTCACTGACATTAAATCTATTCCAGGACCACCTGCAAAAGAATTTTCTAAAACTCGTTGTGCTTCTGCATTTTCAGATGAACCAGCATCTGTCATACCGTCGTGTGTATTAACTGCTCTGCCATAAAACTGAACATTTAATTTTGTCAATGAATCTTCGGACAAGTTAACATTATCATTTTCCAATTTCTCAGCCAAGCGCCACTTTCCACCAATTTTAATTTCAAGTCCTTCATCATCTGCTGTCTTTCTAAGATCATTAAATCTTTCAACTTCTTTTAGTTTTATACCAGCATCTCCTTGTTTGATGTTATACTGTTGAATGTCTTTGTTGTATTCATTAATCAAATTTTGATAGGCTGTTAGTGTGCCAGCATCGGGTTCAACTGCACCATTTTGTAATTGCTCTGTGTAGTTTTCCAAAAAGAATTTTCTTGCTTGTAATATTTGTTTGTGCTCAGCACCTGATATTACACCGTCTTCTGCCGCTTTGCTAAAAGTCAATTTCATTTCATTGCTTTTTTCTTTTTTATTTGCTTCTTCGGTTGCATTTTCTTGAAATTTTATCATGGTTGCTTCAGGTAATCTTTTAAAGACACCGTGCAGTTGATCATAAGGATAAACATATTGATAATTGAAGTCTAAATTAAATTCTAAAACATCAATGTTATCGCCTGTAAACAAATAATTGTATTTTTTATTAATCAATGCATTTTCCATCATGGTACTGACTCTTTGTTTGTGTCTTGTTTCGGGTGCTTGATATTCTTGTATGATTCCTGACTGCACTGTGGCCCAATCACTGACTGTAATAACATAATGAAAATGTCTTTGATAGTCTTGCCGTAAACTGTCAAAACCCATTGGTATTGCATGTGCTGTGATTGTAAATGCTTTTTTGGTTATAGCAATTTCGTCCCATTTTTCCACAGCATCTTTGTCAATGTCAGCCAACTGTTCTTGAATGCCTTTGATTTTGTCTACCATAAAAGTTGTTCTGGCCAAATGTCTTTCAAGTACTTCAGTAATACTTGAATCATAATCAATTTCTGTTGTTACAATTGGGTTATCTAAATCTTTACCAAATATAATATGTTTGTTTTTTTCAGCATCTGTTACTATACGAGATTCTGTTATTCCAGTAATATCTTCATCTGAGCCTTTTATAGAAAAACTATATTTGTCTAACAGATACTTTGTAACTCCTAAATTGTGCTGTTCTTGTTGTGCTAATTCAGATGCAAACCCATCTGTGAAATCTTTGAATTTTTTAATGTTAGATATTTTCATATCTGCAATCAATTGATGATCATCTGCTTTGCCAATATCACCATATCTTATGGCTTCAATTTGATACACTGCACCACCGGCTTCAACTCTGTATGTTATGTTTCTTATCATAATAGCATACAATCTTCGTGTGCCTGGTATTTCAATGCCAGATGCATTGTGTATACCTAAGTTTCTTTCATCTTCAGTTTTCACTGGTTTGTAATCGCCAACTAATGTGCTGTCTTTTTTTCTACCTTTTAAATAAACTTGGATTAAAAAAGGGTGTTGTTGATAACGCTCAATACCTAGTTCTTGTGATGCTAACCATATCTGTTTAATCAAGTTGGCTGACTGTGGTTGTGTCACACTAAATCTTATAACGGCCGCGGTGTTGACTCTGTCTGATCTTGTTAACCCAAATGTGTTTTCCATTTCTAAATTTGTAATGGTAGTAATAGTTTCTCCAGTGCGTGACAGTATTGATATCATTTGTTGAGATTCTTTGAGTAACATGTTTGGATCTTTGTCAGTTGAATAATCAAAAAATTCATTGCTGGTTGAGTAGCCAGATGTTAATGCATTTTCTCTTTCAAAAAATTCAGTCATAAATTTTTTACCAGCCATTGCCCATGTTATATCGTAAGTTACTGATTCATAATCATGCAACACATTTTGCATGAAATTAGTGTCATTGAAAATGTCTAAACTGGCCTGTAATCTTTTTTCACCTGTTTCTGCTGGTTTACTGGATTTTTTAATAGTTGAGTTTGAATTAGTTTTGGTACTACCTTCTTCAATACCTTCATTGAGTTCATCAATTAATTGTTGATTGTCTTGTACATTGTTTTTTTCAACCTTTGATTCTTTTTGTTTATTTTCAGTTTTAAATGTGTCAAACTCATATGATGATGCATACTTGGCATTGAGACTATCTATAGAAGATTTCTCAATGTCTTTATCTTGATAGAAACCTCTTGCTTCTAACGCCTTGTTATTTGCTAAATTTTTATTGATATTTTTATTTGCCCAATCATTTGATAAAGCAGGATTATCAACATTAAAACCTCTTGCTTCTAGTGCCTTGTTACCTGCTGTACTGCTTTTTATAACACTAATTGGTTTAGATGTTGACGCATTTACAAATGCAGATCCTTGTGTTTCTGCTAATTGCACATTGATATTGTTTTCTGGTTTTATTGTGATACTGTTATTGTTTTTTACAGCTCTGGGATTAAATTTTTTAAATTTAGATTCGTGTGATGACATGCTGATTACCTCGATCCGGCAATAGCACTTGAATTTGGTAAACGTATCACAGTTCCGGTAGTAAAATCGTTGATTGGATCTTCAAACAGATCCATGTTTCTTGCAATAAACACCCACCACAATCTAGTTGATCCATACAATGAGTGTGCAAGTAAATCTGGTCTTTTATCAAATTTACTTTCTATAGTGTAATATTCATCATCAGATCTTTGAGGTATATTTGGTAAAGACAAAATATCCAAATAGTCATTAATAATTTTAGTTGATGAATATTGTGAGTTTTCGTTACTTGCTCTAGCCATTAAATAAATCCTTTACTACCATCTTTGTTACCACCTTTTAACCAACTACCATCTCTAAAAGTGTCTAAGTTGAAACCATCTCTAACAGTTGACGGTGTTGGAGCATAAACAAGTTCTATAAACACGTTCAACAGTGAGGGCACAAAACTTTTTGAAACACCTTGCTCAACACTTTTTATATTGCCTTTTACTTTTTCTTTTAATTTTTTTCTTTCTTCAAGCTCTGCTACACCATAGTCGTTATCAATACTGGTATCAATAACTGCTAGTTCCTGTAATCTTTTTTCATCGTTGTTCATTGGTAAATTTTCTGGGCCATATCCGCACGGTATATAATCTACATCTTGTTCTAAACCAAATGACACTGTTCTAATTAGAACAGGAACTCTCTCAAACATATACGGACCATATGCACTAAACAACAGCACCGGGGGAGGAGTTCCTCTTCTGGCCAAGTTTTTACTACCAAAATATGTCATTGTTACAGATCTCAAAAAATGAAAAACAGCTAGTAAATACCTTGCTTCTTCTAGGTTATTTGCTGTAAACGGTGCTGTTACAGAAAATGTAGGAGATGCTCTTCTAACAAATGCATAATAATCAAAATTTGTTTGCAATAGATTATATTGAGAATAGTCTACCTGTGCATGAGATACTTGTATTGCTGGTGTGTAGGGAAACACCAGACCGTTTGTATATGCAATAGGTGCCAACAGATTTTTTCTATAATCTTTACTTCCGCCGCCATACACTTCTTGCTTTGCTAATGGCTTTGCTTGTAATTTTGCTCTAAAGTCGTGATTAATAGTCATATAAATATTTAGTAATAAAATAAAAGCAGTATTTAATCATTTATTTGTCTTAAATGGTTGACATTTTAACATCTAGAGAGTATATTTGTATTATGGCAAAAAGAATAAATTATTTAAACAACAAAGACATCTTAAAAGAAATACACAAAAGCAAGAACAGTTTCTGTTGCTACACAAAGCCAGAGTATGCAGATTATGATCTGATAATTACCACGCCTATTGAAAAAATTACCAAAACAAAAGTGCTTGAAGCACGTAGAAATCGTGCCGCTAGACTCACACAATTGAAGGCTGAAGAACTTGGATTAAAGAAAAAAGAAATTGCTGAGCATGAAATTAAATTAAGGCACGTGGATGATACTGATGTGATTATTAGAGTTGTTACATGGGATCACATTCCAGATGATCCGGATAGAAAAAACAATCCAAAAACTATAGCAGATACAAAAGTCAAACTAAATTTTATTCCTTTTAAACATTATAAGTTAAATGATAATAATGATTGGGAAGAAGTTGGTAAAAGTCATTACATTGGACACAATCAATTTAGTAAAGATCATGGTAGAATGACTAATAAACTTGGGTTGATGTTTCTTAAACTGTGTGATAGATATGGCTCCAGATCTAATTGGAGAGGTTATACCTACAATGACGAAATGAGGGCACAAGCGTTGGTTCAACTGTCACAGATTGGTTTACAGTTTGACGAAAGCAAATCACAAAATCCATTTGCTTATTATACTGCGGCAATTACCAACAGTTTTACTAGAATTTTAAATGTAGAGAAAAAACATCAAAGTTTAAGAGATGATATACTAGAAAGTCACGGAATGAGTCCTTCTTACACAAGACAAATGGAAAATGAAATGTCCACTAAAGAAGGCAAGAAATAAAGTTGACTTTTTACAACTTTTAATGTATATTTTTACTAGTTAATTGACTGGAAAAAAATTATGTTTAAAAAAGCGGCCTGCTTTACTGATATACACTTTGGCTTAAAAAATAATTCAAGACAACACAACAACGATTGTGAAAATTTTGTTGAATGGTTTATCAAAGAAGCCAAAGAATTTGGTGCAGAAACTTGTATATTTTTAGGCGACTGGCATCATCACAGAAGTTCAATTAATATCAGTACACTGAATTATTCTATTTCTAATTTAAAAAAATTAAGCAAAGCATTTGAAAAAACTTATTTTATCACTGGAAATCATGATTTGTTTTACAGAGATAAAAGAGAAATTTCTTCTGTGATATTTGCTAATGAAATCCCAAACATTGAAATAGTTAACGAAATACTAGTCAAAGATGATGTTGCTATTATTCCATGGTTAGTTGGAAACGAATGGAAACAGATTAAAAATATCAAATGCAAATACATGTTTGGACATTTTGAGTTACCAAATTTTAAAATGAATGCTATGGTTGAAATGCCAGATCACGGAGAAATACAGGCAGATCACTTCAGTCACATTGAAAGAGTTTTTTCAGGACACTTTCACAAAAGACAGCATAAAGGCAATATCAGTTATATTGGAAATCCTTTTGCTCACAACTACGCTGATGCATGGGATAACGACAGAGGCTGTATGTTTTTAGAGTGGGACAAAGAACCACAATACAAAATATGGGCAGATGGTCCAAAATACAGAGTTATGAATTTAAGTGATTTGCTCAAAGATCCAGAAACATATTTAGATACTGAATGTCACGTACGAGTTAAAATTGATGTTGATGTAACATATGAAGAGGCAAACTTTATCAAAGAAAATTTTCAACAACAGTACAGTTTAAGAGAAATTAGTTTGTTACCACACAAACAAGCAGAAGAAGAAATAGAATTTCAGGGAGAAATTAAATTTCAAAGTGTTGATGAAATTGTGTTAGATCAATTGAACAAAATTGAATCTGATAGTTTTGACAATCACATATTAATGGAAATCTATAATAGATTATGATAGTTTTAAAGAACCTTACAATCAAAAACTTTCAAAGTATTGGTAATGCCACACAGGCAATTAACTTAAATCACGCAGGCTTGACACTGATACTTGGTAACAACTTAGATCTTGGTGGTGAAGGATCAAGAAATGGTACAGGTAAAACTACGTTACTAAATGCGTTGAGTTTTTGTTTGTTTGGAGATGCACTAACAAATATCAAACGAGATAATTTGATTAATAAAACTAACCAAAAAAACATGAGTGTTTCTTGTGAATTTGAAGTTGATGGTAAAAGTTATAAAATTGAGCGTGGTAGAAAACCAACTTATTTTAGATTTTTTTGCAATGATGAGATTGTTAATGAAAAAGATACAGATGAAGCACAAGGAGAGAATAGATTAACACAAGAAGAAATTCATAAAGTGTTTGGTATGTCGTTGGCATTATTCAAACAAATAATTGCGTTAAACACTTATAACCAACCCTTCTTGAGTATGAAAGCAACAGAACAACGTGATGTTATTGAAGAATTGTTGGGTATAACTAGATTATCAACTAAAGCACAATTGCTGAAAGAACAAATTACAAAATCAAAAAACGATATCAAAGAAGAAGAATTACGTATACAAGCAGTTAAATCAAGCAATGAAAAAATTGAAGAAACTATTAGACGTTTTAAAATCAAAAGTTCAGCATGGCAGGATGAACATTCTAAAAAAATTAACAGTGTTAACACTGCAATCAAAGAACTTGAAAATATTGATATCAATTTAGAAATTGAAAAACACAAACAACGTGATTTGTGGCAAGAAGGCAACTACAAGATTAATGAAGCCAACAAATGGATTCAAAGTGTTGGCAACGACACAGCTAAACAACAAAAGACTGTGTCTAAGTTACAAAATGAAATTGTGTCATTAGAAGAACACAAATGCTATGCTTGTGGACAAGAGTTACATGATAACAAACAAGATGAAATCTTAACAAGTAAAAAAGCATCACTTGAAGAAGCCAATGTGCAAATTCAATTAAATGAAAATCAAATAGTTGAACAACAAACGGTTATTGACCAAATTGGAGACATTGGAGAAGCACCCACTTGTTTTTATTCAGATGTAGATCAAGCCTATCATCACAAACAAAATTTAGAAAAATTGCGTAACGAACTTGATTTTGTCAGCAGTCAAGAAAATCCACATATTGAACAGATTGATACTTTGCAAAATCAAAACATTGAACTTATAGATTACAACTTGTTAAACAATCTTACTAAACTAAAAGAACACCAAGAGTTTTTGTATAGACTGTTAACATCAAAAGATTCATTTATACGTAAAAAAATTATTGATCAAAACCTAGCATACTTAAATGCAAGATTAAATCATTATTTAGAACTGTTATATCTACCACACGAAGTTGTTTTCAAATCAGATTTATCTGTGGAAATCACAGAACTAGGTAGAGAACTAGACTTTGATAATTTAAGTAGAGGTGAAAGAAACAGACTGATACTTGGTTTGAGTTGGGCATTTAGAGACATATATGAATCCACAAGCAAACCAATCAATCTATTGTTCATTGATGAATTAATTGACAGTGGTATGGACACACAAGGTGTTGAATCAAGCATGTCAATATTGAAAAAAATGACCAGAGAACGTGGCAAGAATGTGTTTTTAATTTCACACAAAGATGAGTTAACTGGTAGAGTTAATTCAATCATGCATGTTGTAAAAGAAAACGGCTTCACGTCTATTTCAAACGATCTTGAGATTGTTTCAAATCATTAATAAATATTAAAAAGTTTATTAAACAGGAACACAATTTAATGGAATCACAACAAAAATTAGAACAACATTTTAAAGATGACTGGCAAGGCGAAAAACACATTTATGATTGGTTGCGTAAACACACTAATATTCCTTATTTGCAACTTGATATAGATATTCCATATCCAGAAATTTACAAAGAAGCACTTGCAGTACAAGATCAGTTTGTGGTACACAGAAAACACGAAGGTGATGAAACTTGGAAAAGTGCTTGTTTGCATGGAGTTGATGTGCATGTAACCAACGATTGGAAAGCAGATGAATACAAAGACAAAGGCTGGACTGAACCTCCAGAATATAAATGGACCAGTCTTGCAGATCAATGTCCTGTAACTACAGATTTTTTTAAAAATACTTTTCCATATAGTAGATACGACAGACTAAGGTTTATGTGGATCGAGCCAGGAGGATATATATTACCACATCAAGACTTACCTGAAAGACACTTTGCACCTGTGAATGTGTCAATATATAATCCTGAAGGTTGTGAATTTAGATTTAAAAACTGGGGTACTGTACCTTTCACACATGGTAGTGCTTTTTTAGTTGATGTTGGCCAAGCTCACTGTGTATGGAACAGAAGCAGTGAACCAAGATTGCACATGATTGCACATGGATCAAAAGACTGGGATCGTTTTATACCAATGCTAGAAAGAAGTTGGAAAAAATACAAATAAGAATGACTAAGCCTACTAACATTCTTAATAAACAATATACATTGGTTATCTTAAAAAATGATACTATTTTAGATAGTATTAAAGATTTCTTTTATCAAGACTTGTTTCATGAGATTGAAAATGTTGTTTATACTAGTATGAAAGAGTTTGACCGTGTATTAGATAAAGTCAATACTAGTCATATTATTGTAATTCAAGAAGGTTGTTTCTTTTACGATCATCTCACAGTAAACTTTCTCAAAGATATTGACAGCAGTTTAGAAGAGTATTCTTTAATAGGACACATACTTAACCGTAAAGGTTCTTACTATAATATACACGAACAATGTTTTATTCTTAATATAAATCACTGGCGTCAAGCAGGAATGCCTAAATTTTATGACAATTCTGTTGATAATTTAATTAGTGTTAAAAGGTCAGATGATAATTTCCACGATGATTATACTCCTAAGTGGATTAGCAAAGATACTGAAAACACAGAACACACAGAAAAAGTTATCAAACTTAAATTTGGTGGCAAAGTTATCAGTGAAATGTTAAAACATAATTTTAAAATACGTCCTTTTGCTGAACATGAAAGAAATTCAAAAAAGTTTATATATTACGAACAGCAAGAACAGATAGAAAATTTACTAGCATGGGATAAGTTAAACGCAAATCATAAACATTATTTTCCTTATACAACAAAACCACAAAGTATTGAATTCACAAATAATGGTGAACACTATATTTCAGTTGCAAATGGATTGGAAAGTTTATTTAGAATTAATAAAGTATATGAAGGTATAAAAAAAATTACATTTTATGATATTTCAATAACTGCATTAATATTCACTGAAATTTTTATTAACAAATTTTATGACCATTATATTCAATTTGTTGATGATTTTCAAACTTTATTACCAAGCAAACATCATAAAATTAAACCAACTGATCATAACATTACATTAAACAAAATCAAACCTGTATTAGAGCATATCAGGAATAACAACATAACAGTAGAGTATCTTGTAGGAGATATCACAAGAAATAATATAATTAAAAATATTAATAAACCTACACTAATTAGCCTAACAAATGTGTTTACATATCAAAAAAATCTAATTAGAAAAGAAGAAAGAGAATCTTATATACAAGAATTAAACAATCAACCTAATATTAAGGAAGTTTTATTTTAGTATAAATACCATTAGAATAAAAGGAGCAAAAACAATGAATTTTGAACAATTGGTAAGATACACATTAGAATATGGTAATCAATTACGATATTACCATTGGCAAACATCTAGTTATGCACAACACGAAGCACTAGGTGAATTTTATAACGGACTATCAACAAAGATAGATGGATTAGTTGAATCATGGCAAGGTCGTAATGGAAACATCAAAGTCGACCAAGGCAGTGTTGAACTAGTTGATTATTCAGATGTTGATGCTGTGATTGAAAGTGCTGAAAATTTAAGAGATGCTTACGAACAATTTAAAGAAAAAATCAGTTACGGTGATATTCAAAATCAAATTGACGAAGTTGTTGAATTAATTAATCACACAATATATCTATTAAAATTAAAATAAAATTTCAAATTTATTTTGGTGTTGCATGGCCATATTGTACCAGTAATTTTTTTCACCTTTTCTGATGTGATTATGACTGTATTCAAACACATTTGACAAGTGAAGCAGTGTGTTGGTATTTACATTTTTAAAAACAAATAATCTTGTAATATCTCCATAACAATAGTCTACTGTTATATCATTGTTTCGAATATGTTCTATCACAGGCATTACTTCGTTAACATCTTTGATATACTGATCAATTTGATTGTATCCATGAGCATCAACATGCAAAGTGGTCCATGGTCTTCCTCCAAAAGTATTTTCAAAATGTTCAACAAATTTTTTATAATCTGCTTCAAAATCAGACAACAGCAATTCTGTAAATATCAAAGCAGGCATTGATATATCATAATATGTGATATGTTTTATTGATTGATAAACATTTTTTATTTTACGTAGACTCTCAACACCGTTTGCTACTGAAATATAATTAGGATAAAATTCAGAAAATTCATTTTTTCTCACAGTTGTTGCTACTGGATAGTAGTAAGATTTAGGTGGAATACTTTCCCATGACAGCAGATTTGTTACTTGATCTTTTTTACTGTAATATAAAAATGTTTTAGATTGATTTTCATAATTGTTAAATGGTCTAATTTTAAAATTATTTTTTAGTAATACATCTATAACTTTATTGCCAAATTCACGCTCGTCTAATAAAAAGTCTGGTGCACCTACTTGTTTCCAATCATGCAAGTTCAAAATAAAAGTGTTTGACTCTAATTTGGAATCATTATTTAATAAATTTCCTATTAATGAATATTGGTTAAAATCTTTAACTGTTTTTCTTAAAAAATCATTGTCTATATGATTAGTAAAAAACACACCTTCTTCAATCACTATAGCAAATTTGTTTGTGACTTGTGTTTCTAAACATTTAGTAAGCTCTTGCTTTTCAATGCAAAAAGATTCTTTGATTAAATCATGTAAAAGCATTTCATAAAAATAGTCTTTGATACTTTTTAATAAACTGTGATTTTTAATAATGATTAAACTGAAATTTTCTTCAATATCACTGACTTTGATTTCTGATTGCATCTTTGTTGTTTGTCCAAAATTCTTTTGCTGTGATGTATTTATAGGTCTTGTAAGTTTTAGAAAATGTTAAATCTTGCCATTGAGTTGGATCCCATAAAACAAATTCACCTTGCCTAGAAATTTTTACACACAATAACCATTTGTCTTGTGATTCGCAACTTTCTTGTGATTGACGAATCCATTCATCGAGCTGTTTGACTTCTTCACCTAGTGCCAATTGATTCCATTTAAATTCACCGTAGTTTTTTGCTTCAATTACCAGCAGTGGAAATGAGTCAGGTGGAATTATGTCACCTTTAAATCCTCTGGTTTGGTTTTCGCTTAATGTTTGTGTTCGCACAATGTTTTGACCACCCACAAAAGCACCCGAGTATGGTACTCGAGTAAATGATTCGTTGTACAAATCTGAGAGAAAATTTGCTATATCTCGCTCGTACGATTTGCCTTTGTTTTTGCTTTTTCTACCACTCATAATGACTATTATACATTATTTAATTGTTAAAAGCAACTATAAATATTTGCATGGAAGAAATGCGGCCAGATCTGTTGTATCAATTAACGATGAACATGATCGATGATGAATCAGAATATGATATCAAACAACAATATCACAAAGACATGATTTACAAAAGATGTCACGAACTAGAACTCACATCATACTTAAAACAGTATTATCAAAAAATTAGCACAAATCATGATCTTTCACAACCGTTGTCTGTGGTTGAATTGGGTTGTAGTTTTGGGTTTTTGTTCTTTGCAGAACAGTTGTTTAGTGATTTTAAATTTAAAAGTTGGATTGGCTATGACATTGACCAAAAAGGTATAACAGTTGCAAACAAAATAAAAGACAGTCTGGGTTTTGACAATTGTCAGTTTATTCACAGTGCAACTACAAACACCAATACTGACATTTTATATGTCAAAGACAGTTATCCATTGGGCATGGACATATACCAACCTGGCAATTGTCCAGTACCAAACACACACTTTAGTCAACTGCCCAGTGCTGACATATATCTAATAGACATTGAAGGTGCCTGTATTGACTTGGATTTAGATCAATTGGATTTTAAAGTCTTAATGATTGAAACCAATACCAAATCTGCAACATCAAAGTTTTTGAAATTGATACTGTCACGTGAAAACACAACCTATAGATGTATACATTCACATGTGATAAAAAATAATAAAGATAAAAGTTTCTATATCTTTGTGAAAAGAAATCCTGAAAACAATAATAATTTATTTAGACCTTATAGAGACAACTCGGCTTAATTAAATTAAATCACCTCCGCGATGGTGTTATCACGTCCTTTGCGGAACTGTGATCATCTTTGCGATACTGCTAATTTTGATTTGTATTAGATTCTATATGAGTATGCACTTATTACCAAGATTTGGCCATACTTCACCCGTTGCCGGGCGAAGTACTTTTCTTTGTTAATAAGTTGTTTTGTTACTCATTACCAGAGATCAGTCATCTAACTCACGGAACCTAAAGAGGCGGTTGGCCGGTACCCCTATCATTCCTACTTCATCCAACGGGACTTGTACATACCCAGAGTTAGCAGTTTATGTACAAGACAATGGTTGCATTTCTTTCTCTAGCAGAGCCATTATCATTTGTGCCTTAGTTAACACTTGCCTTGCAACACTAGATTCACCATCTTTATGACGCATTTCTAGGATCTTATTGATCAATTGAGTTGCTATGTTATGCCTGAAAATTTGCCTTGATATTTGCCTATATAATTTGTATAATGTAACAAGTAGCAACAAAAGTCAACCTCTTTTTTGATTAAATACACAAAAAGGCAAATATATGGTAGAATGGGATTTTACAAGTCATTGGGATTACAGAGATTGCAGACTAGAAAACAACGGTTT